TTGTCGGTCCACTCATAGCAGAACGAATAATAATACTGCTGGGCAGACATGCCGCCCGCCGTCGTTGTGTTTTGACTCTGTGCTATGTTTTCAGGCCATACGTGAAAGCCATGCTCAACGGGCCTCACACCATCATATTGCCACAACTGACCACCTGTTAGGTGCAAGGTGTTGGCTATCTCATTCGAATACTGCCCGCTCGAGTTGATATCGAATGTCGCAAGATTGATGCCAGTCTGTGTATAGATAGCATTGACCTGCTGCCCAGCTTGGAGCGGAGCGGAGTTAGCGGTCATCTGCAAAGCCGACTTGTTTACAGTCGCAAGCAAGTCCTTGTATAGGTAGGGGACAATATAGGCCCCCGCTACGTACGACACCGAGGGGAGTACGGGGGTCGAGTAGCCGCCTCCATTGGAGTAGGCTAAGCGCATGTAGATTGAGCCGCGGCCATTGATTAAGAAGTAGGTCGGTTGATTATACTCACCATATGCAGCGAGCATATAGGTGGAATACTTCACTAAGGTCGCACCTTCGGGAAAGGTGTTGGCTGTGATCTGCGCGGCATTTCCGGGCATCGTGTAGATGTACTGACTAATAAACGCTTTCGACGCCAGGCCGACTGAGCGAAGGATAACGCCATTACTCGTTACCGTGCCGGTCGTGTTCGAAGTTAGCACTACAGTGTACTTGCTAATGTAGTCGGTCTGAATCGTGGTTGCATACGCATAGCTATTGTAAACTTCAAAGAATACGGTTGCCGTGCTGTAGGTGCCGATTGTTGCCGCTACCATCGTGATGTTGGCCAGGGTTACTGAAGCTTGTAACAACGTCGGTGTTAACTGAGCGACCAGGGTGGGTGTAAAGCTTGCAATATAAGCGTTGGAGCTAGTGGCGTCCCAAAAGCCCATCCAAATAACAGTACTTGATCCGGTTACGTCAGCTGTGAGCGACATAATATCCGACGTGTGGCCTGAGACAACGGTGGGCGAGGCGACCAGCAGAGTCGGGGAGACATAAGTGATTCGGATTGTTGAACTGGTCGATGACCAAGCAACGTAAAGGTTGCCATTTGCTACTACAGCGTCAAACCCAGTATTTAGGGCGACGACCGATGCATTGATATCCTGAACCGCATTTGGAGAACTAGGAGCAGAAACTGGGATTGCAATGAACTGCAAGTGGGTAGATCCGGAAACTGTAGCTGTAAACACTACGACAAAGTACACACCTAAGTTGAATACGCGAGCGCGTGCAGCGGTAGCGGGTAACGCCGTACGAGGTACAATCTGCTGCCCAGTAGCACTGTCCGACACCTGGTAGTAGTATAGGCCTGCGTCTGAATAGACGGTGCAAGCGAGGCCCGAGGCGACAACGGCCGTGTCAGGGGAGGATTGACTGGTTGAAGAGCGCACGAGCGTTTGAACGGATAAACCTACAGGCTGAATGACGCCCTGGTTAAGCCATGCGCCTGTGTCTTGGCTGTAGGCATAGAGGCTTGAGCCCGTAGCGATCAGGTTACCGTTTAAGGTCGTAAGCGTCGTCTGCTGAGTGCTAGGAAGCGTCGTGATGTTGGCAAAGCCATTACGCTTAGTCAGTCGCCCAGCCGTATCGAAAACGGAGTTTTGAAGGGCTGTGAACTTGCCAACCGCTACTTGCTTACTGTCGGTTTTAGTATCTAAACCCGCTGCGAAGTTTATGCCAATCGGCTGTTTTTGAAGTGGCATGTTACAGCTCGTACGCTATGAGTTTGCAATTAGAGACCGTAAAGTTCTTGTTCGTGTTCGAGCCGTTAAGAAAGCCATACAGACTATAAGTGTAGGTACCTGCCGCGGGAGTGTCCATGTGGTAGATCGATCCAGGAGGGTAGTTAATTCCGATACCGCTGCCGCTAGCTGCCGCCGTAATTTCGACTCCTACAGCCGCGATGACGGTCGAACCGCTACGAACTTGAAAGATAGCATTGACGCTTGCGTCTGAGTTAAAGCTGTTAATCCCTATAGCCGAGCCTGAGCCATCGCTAATCAATGTGATTACAACAGGCCTTCCGGACGTGGTGAGCGTTACGGACAAGTTAGTTATCGCAACCGCTGTCGTAGAAGTGGAGGTATAAGCTCCCGAGCTAGCGCTTACCGCTTGACCGACTGACGCTAGGTTAGATCGAGTAATACCGTTTACCACCGGTACGCTGCCAGTGATGTTACCGCTGGTATCGATAGTCGTGAAAGCGGACGCTGCTGGAATCGAAGGCAGGGTGATGAAGTAGTTTGATGCCAGCGCAGCAGGCGCCTGGAGAGTAAGGGCATAAGTGCTATTAGGTGTCAGGTTACGCATGACCAGCGCACCAATATCCATGTTCGCTGCAATGTTCGTATTCGACTGCCAAACGAAAGCGCTCGAGATCGGCACGTAGTTGACTGAGGCAGGAGACACCAGGCCCGGAATGCTGGTCGGAGTGACGGCAACACCAGAGCTGTTGGTAATGGGGATGACAGTACCGCTGGTAAGATCGCGATACGACAGGAAACCGCTAGCATTCTGATAGAGGCTTCCAGCAGCTGGAGCTAGAGTCTCAGTAGCAAAGGTAATAGCTCCTACATTGGTAGCGGAGTTACCGTTGAACGTTAAGGCTGTATTAATATTAATACCAGCCGCCGAAATCGGGGCTCCTGAGCCTGGGCTATGGTTATGGCCATCGATGATCGCTAACGAGTTGTTAATATCCGATGCGTAATTCTCAGGATCGTTATTGGTCCCGATAGTAGGCACCGGGAGGCGCATGTTGGGGCTTAGCACGTTAGACATTAGAAGACCTCGAGGTCGATGACAACAGCCGCGCTAGATACGAGCACTAGGGTGAGCTGAGGGTTTTGGTTTGAATCTTGGGTATCGTAAATAGTAGCTGGACCACGAACTCGTGTAGGCTTCCAACCTTCGAGTTTTTGGCCTAACCCGTGATTAATCGTGTTAGTCCCAGCTTTTAATTGGATGTTCTTTAAGATGGTCGAATCGTTCTGAGAGCTATTGAGCAGCGGCTGAATAATAGCCGCCCACTGCGTCTGCATAGCGGCAAGGGTAAGGCCCTGTGGTAGCTTCATCACCAGCCGCCATGGCCGCCGTTCCATCCGCCTGTACCCATGCGATTGACCTGGGTGTTGGAGATGGTGTCGGGCTGGCCGTTGTCGCGGTTGCTAGCTGACGACTCAATACGAGAGGTCAGTGCGGCGATCTGATTCTGGAAGTTTGAAGTATCAGCTTCTTCCTTCTGTAACGCATACATCGCCGCTTTAACGATGATGTACTCAGTCCAGCCGCTAATGCCTACCGACGTCGTGTCTGTGTCCTGGAGGAGCTCTGTGAGGCGCGGGATGTACCAGAGGCGGATGATCTGACCGCCTGAGGGCGTCGGTATAAACTCAATATTAGAGCCGATAACGCGATATTGTAGATTAAATACGCCGTAAATACTTGAGGCTGAATTGGGGTAAAGGAAGCGGTTACGATCAGCGAAATTGAATTTATTAACAGTAACGTACGCATTGTTTGCATTTTGAACCGCCAGATCGACACCAGAAAGTTTATAGAACGGAAGGGGCGTCACCGTGCTGCCGGTAGCGCTCGTGAAGGTGTTTGATCCGTTCGGAAGTGGATAGAGATAGGTAGCGCCATCCGACACAAAGCTAATGGGCGGAGCAATGAAGTAGTCTTCGTAAGTCGTGATCAGAAGATCGTAGAGCTCAAACGCAGCTTTGTTGATATAGCTATTCCACTCAGGGAGAGTGACGAAATTTGACCCTACACGGTCCGCCCTTTGTTGAGCCTGAAGGCGTAATGAACCGAGACTATCCTCACCTGCGGGTGCAGGAATGGCCATGCCGGGGGCTGTATATGGCGAAGTGCCAGATGTGTTGGTAGATGCGACTTGGTAGAAGTACTTAGTGCCCAGGATGCATGTTGTGTCGACATACGACGTAGCCGCTGGGGTAGCTAAGGTCGTAAAGGTAACGCCGTCAGTAGAGCGTTGAAGCGTGTAAGTAACGGCACCTGGAGCCACTGCCCATTGGCAAAGGATTTGTTGGTTAGCGGTCGTAACGTAAAAGTTCGTGGGTGTACCCGCGATTGCCATAGGGCTCCCGAATCAAAGATTAAGAAAGACCGCACAGGGCTGCCGTTGAAGGGCATGCGCGGCTGGGCGGTAGCAAGTGCAATTACGATTTAACTTGTGAGTTATTGAAGATGATCATGACGTTCAGGGCCGAGCCTGAAGCAGGTGCCGCCAGCGTATCGGTATCGCTCAAGGTCTTTACCGTGATCACTGCGCCGGTAGCCGTAGCTGCGGTCGTGTCTGGAGCGTTCTGGATCTCAACGGTTGAGATTCCCGACAAGCCAGATGAAGGCGACTGCATCGATCCTGAAGCGAAAATCACGCTTGGGAATTGAGTTTGAGACTGGAAAGTCAACTTATAAGTCCCAGTCGACACCAGGGTTACCGATTGGATGGTAGCGCCTTTGAAGCTTGTCACTGCGCCGGAAGCGCCGATCTGAATTGTAGCGGTAGCGATAACCGGCTCTTTGTGCATCGAATACACTTTGCCGCCGTTCATCCAGTTTCTATTAGCCATGAAAATACCCTCGTTCACCCAGCCTAGTGTCACCGCTAAGCACCTGGGGTAGCCGAGTCGGGCGAAGACTTGAGGGAATCTCGAGGCTTCAACCTGACCAAAATGTCCCCAAATCAATTGTAATCCCTCGACGGGAAAAACTTGACTATCCAGACTTTAGGCATACCTGAGACATTTTGGCATATATTGGTTAGAGCAACGGAATCATAATCCGTAGGTCGCAGGTTCAAGTCCCGCTCTCACTACCATTTTAATAAGGATTTCAAGCACTTATAGATTTCACATTTTAGGATTGGTTAGACGCCTCTAAAAACTGGTTAGAGGCGTCTACCTATGCTATTGTCTCTAGATGCGATTCTTTATTCTCCGACCTGACAAAACTCACAAGCGTTTTAGACTCACCTGCTATAGAGCCGAGGCAGGACGTCGCATTACGATTCCGCTAGATGAGAAGGTCTCTCAAGACGTCAAACGCATAAACGAGCAGTTCTTAGCCGGCACTGTGGGCGTAGAGCAGGCCGAGCTCTTGATGAACGAGGTTATCATTGGGCAGTACCAAAGGCACCAGGTGCAGGACATGGTGTTGAGGCACTCGGCTTTGAGTCACGTCAACCAACAGGTGTTCGCGAAGTTCTGGCGAGATGAATATGACTCGAGACTGAACCGAGACCCTAAATCTGCCAGCTACGATTTCCAAAAGGCCCTGAGACTAATCGAGCCTTTGGCCATACAAACTGCCTCAGCAGGCGAGATGACTCAAAAGCTTAAGCTGGTGACCTCCTCCGAACATCGTCGGGCAGTTGATCGCCTTAACCATATCTTAAGGTACTTAAAACGAGGCTTTAAGCTTCAAAAGCCTAAGAAAAGCCGTAAACAGCCTCAACACTTGACTCTGAAGGACTTTGAGAAGGTCTTAGGCAGGATGGATGATCATGTCTGCAAAGCGCTTGCAATGTGTCTATTCGCTAGCGGCATGCGAATGGGGGAGGCTTTGGCCATCACAACCGCCGACCTAGTGAATCGTGATGAACTAAGGATCGACAAGCAGCTCCCTGTAAATCTAAAGGAGGAGCTACCAAAGGCGGGTAAGACGGGCAGAAGTGCCGTATTCGACTTTGGACTGAA